AACTGCATCTACTGGTTGGGGTCTTGGATCATGGGGTGGTCAAGCACAAGGACAGTTTACATCAACACTATCATCAGGAATTAATGCAAGTGTAACATCATTAACGATGGCTAGTTCTACTTCTTTCCCATCTTCAGGAACAGTTATTATAGGATCAGAATTAATTACATACACAGGAAACAGTGGTGGAACTTTATCGGGTTTAACTAGAGGTGCTAACGGTACCACAGCTGCAACACATAGTTCTGGTGCAACTGTAACAGATGCATCAAACTTTTTTGCATGGAACGCTGCAGCATCTGGAGATATTATTACAGCACCAGGTTTATGGTCGTTAGATAATTTTGGTAACAAACTTATTGCAACTATAAATGGTGGAGAGTCGTTTGAGTGGAATTCAAATCCTACAGGTGCAACATCTACTAGAGCAACTATTATATCAGGTGCACCAACAGCTTCTGCATTTAGTTTGGTATCAACACCAGATAGACACTTAGTATTTTTTGGAACAGAAACAACTATAGGAACTTCAACCACACAAGATCCTATGTTTGTAAGATTTTCTTCTCAAGAAGATATTAATACATACACACCAAGTGCAACAAACACTGCAGGTACACAAAGACTTGCGGATGGATCTAAGATTGTTGGAGCAATCAGAGGTCGTGATGCAATTTATGTTTGGACAGATACTGCGTTGTTTATTATGCGTTTCGTTGGTCCGCCATTTACATTTTCTTTCCAACAAGTTGGTACAAACTGTGGATTAATTGGACAAAACGCAGCTGTCGAAGTTGATGGTACAGCGTATTGGATGTCAGAAAATGGTTTCTTTAGATATACTGGTAAACTAGAATCACTACCATGTTTAGTTGAGGACCATGTATTTGATGATATTAACACTATACCTAAACAACATATCAATGCAGGACTCAATAACTTGTTTGGTGAAGTTATATGGTTTTATCCAAACTCTGGATCAGGAACTGTAAACAGAATGGTAGCGTATAATTATCTAGACTCAAGTCCCGAGCGACCAGTATGGACTGTTGGTACATTAGCAAGAACTGCGTGGCAAGACTCAGCTGTATTTGGTAAGCCACATGCAACAGAATATGACACAAGTTCAAATGGTACATCTGGCTCTTCTACATTTGTCCAAGGTAATACTGATGGTGTTAGTTATTATTATGAACATGAAAAAGGATTAGATCAAGTTAGAGAGGGTGCAACTACGGCTATCACTGCATCAATTGAATCTGGAGATTTTGATATCGGTCAACAAGGTTTAGCAGGTGATGGTGAGTTTATGATGAAAATAAGAAGAGTGTTGCCAGATTTTCTTGCACAAACAGGTGATGCAAGAGTTACACTAAATTTAAGAGATTTTCCAAATGACTCTCAAGCTAGTTCTACATTAGGTCCATTTACTATAAATAGTAGTACACAAAAAATAGATACGCGTGCAAGAGCTAGACAAATATCTTTGAAGATAGATAACACCAGCACAAGTCAATTCTGGAAAGTTGGAACTTTTAGAATAGACTATCAACCAGATGGAAGAAGATAATGGCAAGAATAGTACAAGCATTAACACAACCAGCAGAAGATTACGATCAACAAATACAACAATCGTTTGTTAGAGATGTAGATAGTATTGTGCAAAAATTAAACACAACATATCAACAAGATTTAAAAGACGAAGCAGAGGCGGAGGCTTTTTTCTTTGGCTAATTCATTTGTAAATAAAAAAGTAGACCTAACCTCTACGTCAGCTACAACACTATATACAGTGCCAACAGCTACCACTGCTATAGTAAAATCTATATTAGTGTCTGATGATTCAGGTAGTGGTGATACCATTACGGTTACTATCACGGATACTAGTGACAATGTATTTAGTTTATTTAAAACAAAGTCCATATCAGCGAATGGCACAACAGAATTATTATCAGCACCTTTAGTATTACAAGAAAGTGAGATACTAAAAGTGACTGCAGCTACAGCAAATAGACTACATGTGGTCCTCTCAGCCTTACAATCTAAGCCTAGAGAAGTTACAACATAGTCTTGATTTACTTGTGAAAAACAAGTAATAATGTAAATTCAGGTGAAATGCCTGCCTTTTTAATATAAACAATATTTAACATATATGATTACAAGAATGCAAATGCCAAGACAGTTACGTAATAAAGGCGGGATCACAAATGCAGTCCCAAGAGAAAAGTATGGTCTCGGTAGTAAATTAAAAGAACGATTTAGAAAACTTATACCAAATGAATTAGCAGATGTTGCAGTAGCAGCTGCACCGTTTGTTGCACCATTCAATCCTGGTATTGCAGGTTTGATGAGAGGTATAGGTAGGTTTGATCAACGAGGTAGTATTAGTGATGCATTAAAACAAGGTGCGTTAACTTATGGTGGTGGTCAAGCAGTTAGAATGTTAGGTGGTGCTGGTTTTCAAAAAGGACTTGGAGTACCTGGTGATAGATTTACAACACCACTAAGTGATAAAAGATCACAAGCTATAAAAGGTTTGTTTGAAAAAAAACCTGAAGATTTGTTAAAAGATAAAAAAGATAAACCTGGTTTTTTAAGAGGAGCTGCAGAAGAAACTATAGGTAGAATTCCTGTGTTACAAAATTTATCACCTAAAGTGCAAGAAAAATTATTAGCAGGTACTATAACATCAGGTGCCTCTGCTTTGTATAGTTATTTTACAGGAGAGTTTGAACCACAACAACCTGGTGAATCATATGGTGAATACATAGCTAGAAGAAATGCACGTGTTAAACAACAAATGAGACAGGTTATGGATAGTTATTATACACCACTACGTAACCCACAATATGCAAGTCTTACTCCTGAACAAAGAGATGACTTTATTGATAACCTTGTTGGTCAAACAGAATTAGAAGGAACTACAGATTATCAAGGTGAAACAAAAGCAACAGGTGGTAGAGTAGGTTTAATGGGTGGTGCTATGCCAGTAGGTATCATGAGAACCAATAAAGCAGGTGTCATGGAACGAGACTATAGAGACAAGGGTGGGTTTGTGCCTGTAGGTATTAAAGAGAAAGCAGATGACGTACCGGCTATGTTATCTAAGAACGAGTTTGTATTTACTGCTGACGCGGTTCGAGGAGCAGGCAACGGCAGCATTGAAAAGGGAGCACAAAGGATGTATAACACAATGAAGAATTTAGAGAAAAGGGTTGTATAATGGATAAAGAAGATATCATTAAATTTAAAGAATATTTACAAGAACGAGAAATGATTGAAAAAGAGATGAATATGCAAAGACTTTTTGAAGAATTTAAAGAAGACATGCGTAGAAAAAAAGTTATGGAACAAAAACAAATGGCAGCAGATGGTGGTAGAGTATTAAAACAGACAGGTGGTATTACAGAATCAAGAGTCTTGCCACCAGAATTTATTGAAGCAGCGCAAAGAACATACTTAACAGATCTTGCTACACAATCAGGTATGCCATCTGTTACAACTGCAGATACAAAACAACCGGGTGAAACAGATGCACAGTTTGCACAAAGACAAGCACAAGCAACACAATTTGGAATTACAAAAGCAGGTATGGCAGAACTTGCACCACAAGTTGCACCAGAAACACAATTGCAAAAAGATGCAAGAGGTATGGCTAGTGGTCTTGGATCTTTTCAACCTTTTTTAACTGATGCAACAACTGCAGCAGGAGCAGCAACTGCACTAACAGGAACAGGTGCGGGTACAGGTGCTGGATCAATACAATCGTACATGTCACCATATCAACAACAAGTTATTGACACAACGATGGCAGAGTTTGATAGACAAGCACAGATAAGAGCTAATCAACAAGCAGCAGCTACACTTGGTGTACCAGGTGCATTTGGTGGTGGTAGAGAAGGTGTACAAAGAGCCGAGTATCAAGCAGCAAGTGACAGGAATCGAGCACAAACATTTGCTAACTTACAACAACAAGGTTTCCAAAACGCAGCAGCAAGAAGACAACAAGATTTAGCTAATCAAATGAATATTTCAAATCTACAATCGGGACTAGGTGCAAGAGCACAAGACTTTAGTAGAGCACAAATATCTGGTCTAGGCACACTAGGTGCAGCGCAACAAGCACAACAACAAGCAGTATTAGATGCACAGAGACAAGCAGCACAGATGGCAATCGATGAACCAAGACAAGCTCTGGCTAGATTTGGTCAAGGTATTGCAGGTATCACACCGGGTGCAGGTTCCATAAGATTAAGTGAAGCAGAAGCTGCAGCGGAAGCAAGTCCGCTGATGAAAGCTTTGGGTATAGGTCTGGCAGGAGCGGACATATACGGGAGAATATTTTAGTGTCTAGAACTTTAAGAAGACCAATGTTTAGAAGAGGTGGACCAGCTAATGATGGTATCATGTCTGGCATTGAAGACAGGAAACAGTTAGCTAATGGAACTAGTGATCCAAAAGTAATTGGTCAAAGTGCTAGAGATTATATAGAACAGTTTGAACCACTATTAAGAGAATTTACACCTAAAACAAGATTACCACTAGGTCAGGTTGGTTTTGCACTAGCATCAGGTGTAGATCCACTACAAGCTTTGGGTGCAGGTTATAGTCAATTTGTAAAAGCAGATGATGCAAGAGAAGCAGCTATTAGAAAAGGTGCTGCTCAATTAGGAATAGGTCAAGCATTAAAAGATATTACACCAGGTAAACTTTTAGCTGCACAAAGAAAAGCAAAAATTTTATTAGATGATGACGTAGCTAAAGGAAAAATAAAAAGCTATGGTCAAAGTGATATAAATTCCAAAACAGCAGAATTAATTAAACAAGAAAACATAGGAAAAACATACAGCCCACAAGCTGTTTTTGAAAAATTAAGAGGAGATTATTTTTCATTATATAATAACAATGATTTAGCAAGAAGACATGCTAACTATGATACTAAAGTAGTTCCACAATTAAAAGAAATATCTAGAGGAAGAATTAAAAAAGATAAAAACGGAGAGTACAAACCTAAAAGAGGTGAAGGTATATACGTTGACATAGACGACGGAAAAGTAATTCAATTTCAAGCAGGTGAATTCATAGAATTACCAGAATTATCATCATTATTATAGGAGGTTAAATGGCTAAAGAAATAGATCCATTCGGCTACTTTGACCTTACCCCACAAGAACAAAGTTCAGAAACAAGTGCAATTACAGCTATGATGGCTGGTATAGCATCAGGTATAATTAAAGTGCCAGAAGGTGTTATATCTCTTGGTGCAGAGCTTATTGATTTAGGTTTTGATACAGATACAGCTACAGAAGTAGAAAAAGCATTTGATGCAATTAACATCTTTGAAGAAGTTGCAGATGACAGAGCTATTGGTAAAATAGCAGAAACGTTGATACAGGTGGGTGTACCAGGTACAGTTGGTTTTAAACTAGCGAGTGGTGCTGTCAAAGCAAAGAAAGCTGGCAACTACATGAACGCATCTAGTCTTAACGCACAAAAAGCTGCAAAGAAAGCAGCTGATTTTAACAAAACAGTTGGTAAGAAAAAATTTGTAGCAGGTGTTGCAGGTGGTGCAGCAGGTGAAGCATTTGTTGCAGATGTAGAAGACATAGGTACATTTGGTGATTTGTTTGAAGCAGGACCCACACAGCTAGAAGAAACTACAGATGAGGGTGGTAGAGATGATGCATTTAAAAAATTAATGAACAGAACTAAGTTTGGTTCTGAATCTTTGTTAATTACACCTTTTGTGTACGGCACAGGTAAAGCAATTAAAGCTGCAGCCACACGTGGTAAAAGAATAGAGTTTAGTAATTCTAAACTAGATCAATTTTTTAATAAAACATTTTCTGCATTAAGAGCTAGAGGTGCAAAACCACAAGAAATATTTGAAGCAAAGATGGCAGAGATGGGATCTACCATGGCAGATACAAATAGAGCTATGGAGCTAGTTAAAAATATAGATAGGCAAGTAGATACTATGTTTCCTACATTTAAATCTATATTTGATAAATCAGGGCCACAAAGAAGAGCAGATATATATAAAGAATTAAATGATCTATTGTTTGCTGGTAACATAGGTCAAAAAATACCAAGTGATAAATCAGCAGCTGTGTATAAATTATTAAAAGACAATAACGCATCTGATGAAACTATAAAATCTTTGTTCGAAACTTTGAATGGTGCAAGAAGAACCTTTACACAATTAATTAACGCGTCATCAAACGCACCAAAAGATGTAAAAACACTACAGTCATTAATGGGTGACAGGGTAAAAGATTATCTTGGTAACACTTATAGAATATTTGAAGACAACTCTGTGCTACCATTTATGAGATATGCACCTACCGAAGAGG